ATGCTTGGTTGGACACCACCAGCCATTAAAGCTGAGCTAACAACAGACGTTGCTGGTTACATCCGCAAGCGTGAAATCGCAGCTGACGGTTCTCTAACTTATCCTTTAGTATGACACAGATATTCTCTGGAGTGACTAAATAATAATAAAGTCAGATTGATATGTCATTAGCTTCACCACAGAATAGGATTGAGTTCAAAAAATACATCAATTATAAACTTGGAGATCCAGTCCTGCAAGTGAATGTAGCTGATGAACAAATGGATGTCGCCATCAATGACGCCTTCCAGTTTTTCAATGAGCGTAATCATTTCAATGGTGTGGAAAGAGGATATCTTATCTTTAATAAAGATGAGGCTCTTGTGGATGGATTTGAAGGATTCACTCCTGTAGAAATCATTGATGGTAAGGAATATAAAAAACAGAATAACTTCATCACACTTCCTGATGATGTTGTAGGTGTTGTTCAGATTATGAGAACCCAAGGTTCGATGGCTGGACAAGGTATCGTTCCTGGTGGAATGATTTATCCTATTCTTTTAGGTTCACTGAATGGTGGTTCTTGTGGAAGTGTCAATGCGACACTGACAACCTTTTATGCCATTCAAGAATATCTGGCACTGATTGATTGGATGTTTAACCCTCCAAAGTCTTTTAGCTTCAACCAAAGAACACACAGATTGTTTGTTGATGGTGATATGGGAAGAGGAAACATCTTTGTAATTGAGGTGATGATTAAACCAAGCCCAGATTTGTTCCCTGATTTGTGGAATGATATGTGGTTGAAGGAGTATGCCACAGAGTTGGTGAGACTTCAGTGGGGACAAAACCTCAGTAAGTATTCTCAGGTTCAGTTGCCAGGTGGTATCGTTATCAACGGACAACAGATTCTTCAGGACGCACAAACAAACTTGACAAAGATTAGAGAAAGGTTCTCAATGGACTTCGCCGATCCACCGCTTGACTTAGTTGGTTAATAGTGATAAGATAAATATTGTAGTAGATTTTTTATTATGAAGAGACTAGCAGCAATCGTGTCGGCTTTAATGTTGGCATCCCCAGTTATGGCTGAGCCAGAAGTTAAGGGATGGAAGACAATGGACAGCCTGGGTTGTATGATGGTACGAGAGTGTACCGATGGTACTCAGGCAATTGTTAGTGTCAATTCGTTGTCCCTAGCATTTCCATACAGCAATTATAAAGAGATTGAAGAGGAAGCAAACAACATCATTGATGAACTTCAATTGATGGGTGTCAATGTTTATCTGGCTNATGATAAGTACTTCCCTCGTGGACATGCAGGTGTTTATTATACNGTNGGNAANNACTTCTTTATGAATGAAAGTTATGCAGATGATCCTNTTACCTTCATCATGACACTGAGACATGAGGCATACCACGCAGCACAAGATGCAATGGCAGGAACNATTACTAATAATAACATCGCAATCATCTATCCACAAGAAGCTGTTCCTGCTGCTTATGTGTTGATGGCTGAGATTGCTTATCCACCTTCTGCACAACCTTGGGAAGCAGAAGCCAAGTGGGCTGGATCTACACCCAACATGACACTGGAAGTTTTACGAACAATCAATCGTACAGGCAATCAACCTTGGAAAGAGATTGATCCAACTCCAATGACACGAGAGTGGTTAGAATCAAATGGCTTCATAAATAACTAAAAAGGTCTGATGCCGTATACTTCACCATATTTTAGTACAACAACTGGATACTCTGGTGAGCAGAGTTTGGTGGATGATCTTGTTCGTGAACAGATTAAGATCTACGGCATGGATGTTGTTTATATGCCAAGAAAGAATGTGAACATGGATAAACTCTTACATGAGAGTTCCAAGTCTGCATTCGAATTTGGCATGCCTATTCCTATGTACCTGAAAACCTTCTCGGGTTATCAGAATGGAATGGAGTTATTGTCTAAGTTTGGTGTGAGAAGTTCTGATGAGATTACGATGGTGATGTCTCGTTCAGAGTTCATTACTTATTATGCACCATTCATCAAGTCTTATAACAATGCAATTGCAGGAAGAGAAGTCACTGACGAACTGGATAGGTTAGAGGGAGAGACGGCTGCTCGTCCAAAGGAAGGTGATTTGATTTACTTCCCATTCGATGATGGTATTTTTGAAATCAAATATGTAATGTTCGATCAACCCTTCTTCCAGTTAGGACAGGGTTATGTCTTTGAAATCCAGTGTGAGAAGTTTGAGTACAGTGGTGAGACATTTGATACTGGCATTGATGAAATCGATGACTCGATGAAGAAGCCTGACTATTACAGGACAGAATTTATTTTAACAGAAGGAAATGATATTAGCTTCAAGAACTATGAGACAGTTAAGATTTATGATGTGTCACTGCCAGTTGTTGGTGATGACACCCTAGACTTTAGACTTTATAAAGACCCTGGATTTCTGCATGGAGTACCTTTTGTAACAGGGAAGGTGATGGAATTTAATAAGCCAGATAAAAAGTTATTACTATCTGATTTGTCTGATTTAGATCCAAGTCAGATTGATAGGACAACAGGTGATATCACAAACAATAAGTTTGACAGTGTTATGATTGTTGGTGATACAAGTACTGCTACTTGGTACTCTAGTAAGGCAGATGAACATGATATGGCATTCAATGATTCTAAGACTATTCAAGATGAATTCCATCAGATTAAAATCTTAGATCCAGGTGATGAAAATCCCTTTGGTTTCTTCTAGGACTAAATAATAGAAATAGAATGTGAATTGTGTTAGGAAAGTATAGTTATCATCAGATTTTTAGAAAGAGTATCATTGCGTTTGGTACTCTGTTTAATAATATTATTGTAAAGAGAAAGGACTCATCCAGAGAGGATGGATTAGAAGCATATAAGGTTCCTATTCAGTATGGTCCTTATCAGAAATACTTGGCAATGATTGCTGCCGAGCCTACTCCTGAGAGGCAGTCAATGCAAATCAGTCTTCCNAGACTGTCCTTTGAAATCAAAGGTTTGCATTATGATGGTTCCAGNAAACTGGTACCCACTCAGATGGTAAGAACCGTTCCACCTACGGGTAAGGATGCAGAAGGTAAGCCAGTACAGTATGCACAGTACCTTCCAGTTCCATACAACCTTGATGTTGAGATGTCAATCATCTCTAAGAACCAGGATGATGGACTTCAGATTCTAGAACAGATTCTCCCTTACTTCCACCCTTCACTTAATGTATCCATTGAGGTTATTGATGAAACCAAAGAAGAGCGCGACATTGCAATTGTCCTTAACGGCGTGGGTTATAATGATGATTATGAGGGTGATTATTCACAAAGAAGAACTCTCATCTGGACGCTCAACTTCACTGTAAAGACTTACCTCTTCGGTCCAGTCGATGCTCAGAGAGACATCCGCAAGGTTACTTTGGATTATCGTACAGACATTGTAAGGCGTCCAGCAGAGCTAAGATACTCTGCCGAGGTACAAAGTACAGAAGAACCTCCTATTCCTCGTGATGAGATTAAGCCTGAAGCAGAGGACACCTATAAAGTTGTAGAGACTTATGAGGATATCTATTCGACTGATAATGATTTCTTTCAACTGTAACAATCATGAAAAACCATGAAACGTTAAACGACACATTCGACATCACTCCAACAGAAGTGGTGGCTAAGCCAATCAAGAGAAACAAAGAAACTGTCGCTCTGACAAATGTCAGTGAGATGAAGGACAAGGATGTAGCTTATGTGAGAGGTAAGTTGTATGAGATGACTGAGAAGTTATCTGAGGCAGCTAATGAAAGTTTAGAGTCTGCTCTAGAGTCTGGACATCCTCGTGCCTGGGAGGTTGCTGGTAACACAATGAAACTGGCTGCTGACACAGCAGAGAAACTTATTCATCTTCAGGGTTCCAATAGACGTCTTGATGAAGATCGAGTGAGTGTAAATGCCACACAGAATAACACTAATGTAACTAATAATGTTATGTTCTCGGGTTCAACACAAGAAATGATGGCGATGCTTAAGGAAGCACAAAGGGAGAACAACAAGTAATGTACGAATACAAGGTAAGTAAGATCGCAAGGGTTGTTGATGGAGACACCCTGGATGTCATCATTGACTTAGGGTTTGGACTCTTTAAGAAAGAAAGAGTAAGAGTTGCTGGAATTGATACGCCTGAGTGTCGTACCAGAGACTTGGTTGAGAAGAAGTATGGACTGGAAGCAAAAGAGTTTATGAAACAACTCCTGAAGCAGTCTAAGAACCTTATCATCAGGACAGAGAAAGATGGTAAGTACGGACGTTGCTTGGGGTGGATTTATGCAGAGGGCAATCACATGTCTCTCAACGAACAGATGATTGAGATGGGTTATGCATTTCCCTATGATGGTGGAACTAAACTGACAGGTGATGCCAGATGGACTGCTTTAGATGCCAAGAGAATAAATAATAATAAAGACTGAAGGTTATGAAATCTTATAGGACTTTCTGTGAAGCCACAGAATCAGATCTAAAAAATATGGGCGCAAACTCTGGTCAGATTGCCAAGTTGAAAGCAAGGCAAGCTAAGAGAGGATATGGATTCCAAAGTAATGATGAGAGAAATAAAACGGCACCTGCTAAAACACAGAATCAAATTTCACAAAGGAATACTGTGAAACCACCCAGCCAGAAGGGTGGTGTTTTAGCAAAACCTACAGCTGATAAGGGTTCATCTTTAGCTGTTCGCCCTAAACCTGGTGCTCTTATTAAGAGACCATCTAATCCTATTCAGAAGAGCACTAGTCAATTATCAACAAGACCT